AAATGGTATTTTCCAAAAATGAAAAACGGACAACTACTCAGTGTTCCGATTACAGAAGGCGAAAATCCCATGTGTGCATTTTTTGTAAAAGACATTTCAAGACAACTTGAGATGATAGATTTTGGAAAGCTACTATAAGGAGTTGAAAATGAAAGCTGGAAAAATTTGGGGTCAAACAGAATTGATCCACGCAAACGGTGTACTAGAGTTTCACCGTATTGAATACAAAGCAGGATTCAAATGCTCAGAACACGAACATCAATTCAAGTGGAATGGATTCTTTGTTGAGTCAGGTAAGATGCTTGTACGTGTTTGGCAAGACGGAATTCAAGACGGACTTGTAGATGAAACTATCCTTGAAGCAGGAGACTTTACACAAGTGAAGCCAGGAAAAATACATCAATTTGAAGGATTAGAAGATGGTGTTGCGTTTGAACTGTATTGGGCAGAATTTAACCACGATGACATTGTAAGACGGTCACAAGGTAAATCTGTAAAATAATGCAACTGTTGTCCGATACATACTTGGCACAATTACAAGAATTACATTCAAGAAAAGACAGACCCAGAGGGTTTGGTGGGAAAGTCAAACCCCTCGGTATGTTTGTCCAGTTTATGGATGAATGGTTGCCAAGCACAGGACTTGATTATGGTTGTGGAAAAGGCACAATACTAGAGCATTTACAAAACACTTACACAGACACATTATGGCAAGGATATGATCCTGCCGTAAAAAAATTTAAAAATATAAAATTATCTAAATACGATGTTGTATTTTCAAATGACGTTTTAGAACATATAGAACCTCAATATGTAGATAATGTTTTGCAACATATGAATAAATTGTCTAACAAATATTTGTGGCTTAGAATAGATACAGAGCCAGCAAGGAAAATACTAAAAGACGGAAGAAATGCACACATCTGTTTAGAATCAAAAGAATGGTGGGAAGAAAAAATTAAACAAAACATACAAGCTGAAATAAAATATACTGGATACAAAAAAGGTAAATTTGATATAGCTTTACAAAAGGAAAATATATGAGAATAATAGCAGGACCATGTCAACACGAATCATACGCACATAGCTTAAAAATAGCCACAGAATGTAAACGTGTATGTGATCATCACGACTTTGAATTTATATTCAAAGCAAGTTTTGACAAAGCAAATAGAAGTAGTATGCAAGGAAAACGTGGAGTTGGACTTTCTACAACTATGGAAGACTTTATAATGTTAAAGGATGAACTAAAGATAAAAACTTTAACAGACGTCCATACACAGAACGAAATTTTGAAAATTGCGGCTTACTACGATGAAGCAGTTGATGTATTACAAATTCCTGCTTTCTTATGTAGACAAACTGACCTTGTTCAAGCAGCATGTAGAACTGGTAAAACGGTAAACATTAAGCAAGGACAATTTTTAGCTCCATGGGACATTAAGGGCATTCTTAGTAAAACTGAAGATGCTACAGAAGTATGGATAACAGAGAGAGGAACTAGTTTTGGATATAATACACTTGTTGTTGACTTTACCGGCTTGGATTACATGCTTGATAATTATGATACCCCTATTGTACTTGATGCCACCCACAGTGTTCAGAAACCAGGCGGCCTCGGAGGCAGTAGCGGTGGCAATAGGAATTACGTTCCTGGCTTATGTCGGGCAGGTAGTGCTTTGGGTATTGAAAACTTCTTTTTAGAAGTTCATGACGACCCAGACAACGCACCTAGTGATGGACCTAACATGCTACATTTAAAAGACTTTGAAAGGGTAATACAGGAAATAGATGAATACCGCTATATTGATACCCGCTAGACTAGCAAGCACTCGCTTTCCTGAAAAGATGCTTCAAGCACTTAACGGAAAAGCATTGATAAAACATGTGTATGATATCTGTAGAAACACAGGGTTTGATACTATTGTTTTGACAGATAGTAAAAAGATTGCCAGTATTATTCCAGAAGCTGTAATAACAGAATCTGCAGATAACGGTACTGAAAGATGCAGTTGGTTTGTAAAAAACGCAATTAACAGTTACCAAAATTTTGTAAATGTTCAAGGTGATATGCCTGATGTAACAGAAGATATTATCAATGCTGTTGCTAATAATTTGCAGAAATATGAAGTGTCAACTGCGTACACACCTATGTCTGAAGAGGAGCGTAGCAATCCTCACAATGTCAAAGTTATACATAACGGAAAAACTGCCCGCTGGTTCGGTAGAGGATTTACTGGTTATGGTGATTGGCATTTGGGTGTATACGGATACACAAGACAATCTTTACTTGACTATATGAACTTAAGAGTGTATAATGAAGAACATGTTGAGAAACTAGAACAATTAAGATGGTTGCAAAACAATTATGAAATTGGTGTTACACAAGTTGAATTTAATGGACTTGAAATCAATACACCAGAGGATTTGAAAGAATGGCACAACAGAAACTCCCATTAAAAGATATACTCGCCGCAATAGACATGGGCGGGAAATCTGTATGGGATGAACTGTCAGAAGATGAACAAAAGCAAGTTAGCTTTTGGTTAATGAATAGATATGTAAGTAGTGTTAAAGGCAACAGAGAAAAACAAGAACTTGCTGTATTCAAAACAAATGAATACTATAACAAAAATTACATGGAAGTTTCTAAACATCCTAAGTTGCAATGGCAATTATTATGTCAGTCTGGTAACACAGGAAAAATAGAATTTCATCAATGGATCGGGCATAAGAAAAAAGGTCAATCAAATTCAAACAGCATAAAATTTTTGCAACAATTATTTCCTAACATGAAACAAGACGAGATAGAATTACTTGCTGGAATATCTACAAAAAAAGAACTCAAGGAATTGGCTGAAGAACATGGAATTGAAGTCAAGCTCTAAACCATATGTGTGTGAATATTGCAACACAGGATATACAAGAGAAAAAACTCTTGCTGTACACATGTGTGAGCAAAAACGCAGACATTTACAACGTAACGAAAAACGTGTGCAAATGGGCTTCTATGCGTTCAATCAGTTTTATAAATTGAGTGCTAATTCAAAATAAGATAAAACGTATGATGATTTTTGCAAATCACCTTACTACAATGCATTTGTTAAGTTTGGTTCGTTTATAAACAATGTACGTCCTCTTTATCCTGAACGTTATGTGGATCATGTGGTTACATCAGGAGTAAAACTTGATCATTGGTGTAAAGAAGAATTGTATGAACAATATGCAACAAATTTAATAAAGAAAGAAAATGTTGAAACAGCATTAGAAAGAAGCATAATGACTATGATGGAATGGGCTGAAGACAATCCTCCTGCTCCTTGGAATCATTACTTTGATCACGTGAGTTTGAATAGAGCAGTTTGGAATATCAAAGATGGTAAAATAAGTCCGTGGCTTATTTTGAATTGTAGCAGTGGCAAAAAAATGATGGCAAAGTTAAATGAAGAACAACTAAGTATTATCTATAATATAATGGATCCAGAGCATTGGGCAATGAGATTTAAAAGACAAACTGATGATGTGCAACTCGTAAAAGATGTTGCAAAGGAAAGTAATTTATGAAAATATTAATTTTTGGTTTACCAGGTAGTGGTAAAACTACACTAGCACAGCCTTTTGCAGATTTGATAAATGGTGTGCATATTAATGCAGACACAGTCCGCACACAGTATGACGATTGGGATTTTACTCTAGAAGGACGTATGCGTCAAGCACAACGTATGCGTCATTTAGCAGATGGTGTTGTATCGGCAGGCAAAATAGCAGTAGTTGACTTTGTTGCTCCGACTTCAGAAATACGTAGACTGTTTGATGCAGATTTCACTGTTTGGATGGACACTGTTGACTGTAGCAAATACGAGGATACAAATATTTTATTTGAGCCGCCTAAACAAAAAGTAGATTATCATGTAGCAAAATGGTTCGACGATACACACGCACAACTACTACCTGTAGTTCAATCTTGGATGGCAAAAAATAATGTTTAATTATCAAAAAGAAACTGTACAACTATTAGGCAGATGGCAACCGTGGCATAAAGGGCACACAGAATTATTTAAACGTGCTATACAAAAGACAGGGCAAGTTGCAATTTTAATTAGACAAATGCCAATAGATAAAAACAATCCATATACAAGCGGACAAGTTTACGAAAGAATTCAACAGGAGTTAGATCAAGAAGGATATGTGTATGATCAAGATTATGTAATTATAAATGTACCTAATATAACAAATATTACATATGGTCGTGAAGTTGGATATACAATAACAAAGGAAACACTAAGTAAAGAAATAGAAGATATTAGTGCAACCAAAATAAGACAAGGACAAGTATGAACCTAATATATTACCCAGATGAATTTTTAACAAGGGAAGTTAAAGAAGTAAATATTGAAAAGCCAGATATAGATTTAGTTGAAGTTAA